CGGTTTGCGTGGAGAGCCGGCAATGATTCAGGCGCTGTGCTGGGGTCGACCGGGCCGTTGGCGATTTCTTCGATGAAGTCGGCCAGTTTGAGGTGCATTTTTTTGCTGTTGGTCAGGGTCAGCGTGTGGCGTTCGCTGCCCAGCTCAACGGTGAAGTGCGTGTCCGCTTTGCTGCGTTCGACTTTCAAGCGGAAAGCCAGCACATCGCGACGTGGTGTGGTGCGCAACGTGTGGTTGAACGTCTCGCTGAGATTGACCTGGGCATGCAGCAGGGCAAGGGTACGGTTGTCGAGTGTGAACTTGCTCATGCTGCGTGCCCTCCGCCGTTCGGATCGAACTGTGCGGGTGGGGTGCGCTCTTTCAGCTTGGGTTTGTACGCGATGAAGGAGCAGCCGCAATCTTGAGCCAAGCGGCGGATTTCGAAGATGCGGATGGGATTGGCTGCGGTCGGGTGGACGTGCAGGGTGGCTGTGGTGTGCATGGTGTTGCCTCGCTCTGTGGTGGAAGAGTGAGACAAATATCAACCAGTGGTAGATATAAGTCAACAACCATCGGTTGATAACCATGCAAATCAATTAGATATTTATGAGTGGTAAGATTTTTTAGTGCAAGGGGATCTTCCTGACCTTGTTACCTGTAGTTGTTAGTGGCATCTTGGTGCCACTACTACTAAGCACAAGGATCGGCATGCCAACCTCTCTGTCAAAATACCTAAACATACCCCATAAAAAAATTGATGAGCTAGGCGCTTTGGACCCAGTCTTGGATTTAGATACACGCCTGTTTCTCGACCCGCATCTTTTGAAACATGCTGAAACTCCAGAATTCAAAGATAGCTATGGGAAGTTGCAAGATAGATTTCTGGAAATCGGCAAGCTGTTGTCGACAAGCACTGCGAAGGAAGATATTTTCTGGAAGGCAGCTGACAAAAAAATGCGATGGCATGAAGTCAGAGGTCTATGTATTGGTTACTCATCAACCGGAACTGCTGGAAGCGGCATTGGCCCAGAATTAAGACGTAGAGTGTTAGTTACAGCTAAGACAATTATTGAGGCAGGTAAGAACGATCCCGAGTTGTTTGAACTCGTAGGTTTGTTTGAGGATAATTTTGGGCCCGACAGAATCAGTGATATGACGGCAAATATCATTGAGGAAGATATTCTGACGTACTCTCGGAATCTTTATAAACTAATACTACCTACAGGCTGGGATGGGCCAATAGATAAAAAAACGGGGGTGCCGCAAAATCCATTTACTAAAGAACCGATACTTTTAGTGCCAAAAGAGCTTTTACGAGATTTACCAGCTGCTTTTGACTGGACCGGCAGTGACGAGATAGGTGTAGGAAGTGATGACTTAAAAGAGAAGTTAAACAAGCTTATAGGTAACTCTTGGCGATCTCTTACAGTTATTAAAAAATCGGAACTAAAAGAATTAATATTTAAATACCCTGATTTAATGGACGATTTAGTAAGCCAGTACACCGCTAAGGAAGCGCAGCCGTATGATTTTGAAGAGGATAAAACTGGCGAATATATTTGGTACAGAAAGACCCAAGACGCCACTCAGGAAAATCCTCTTGAATTGAATCTAAGTCTTCATCCAAGCATTGATGAGGTTGAAGCTCTCGTTCTCAAAATTTGTGAGAAATTTAAAAGCTTAGTTGAAGATAATGGACTTAATACACTTTTTTATAACAACAATGATGAGGCGAAAAATGAGTCCGCAGTTCAGCTTGCTTTTTACGGGGTTGCTGATAGTTATTGCGAGGCAAACAATATAATGATAGCAAGAGAGTCTAACTCTGGAAGAGGTCCAGTGGATTTTAAGTTCGGCTCAAATGCTAAAAATAGCGTTTTGGTAGAGGTAAAAAAATCTACTAACAGTAGTTTGACGAAAGGAGTTGAAAAGCAGCTTCCCGAGTATATGAAATCTGAAAAGTCTAGGCGGGCGATCTACCTTATCATTGATGTTGGAACTTCAAAAACACAGCAAGTAAAGCTGAATGCCCTCTATCATAAGATTAGAGGTTCAGCTATAAAGATTTTTCATATAGATGGTTTTTTAAAGCCAAGTGCTAGTAAGCTTTAATAGCTAAATTTTATCTCTACTCAGGTATGAATGAGCCAACTACCTTGCCGCAGATATGAGTCTCTTCCGTAATATCAATGATTGGATATTGCGGATTAATAGGCCTTAGAAACTGCCGCCCTGCGTCCTCCACTAGAACTTTAAATGTTGCCTCGTTCGTGCGTGGTACTCTGGCGATGACCCTATCTCCCGTCTTTGTCTCTGCCTCAGGGTCAACAAAAATTATGCAACCTGTCGGATAACTTCGCCCTGGTCCCGGATTCGTCATCGAATCACCTAACACTCGTAAAGCGTATCCATGGTTACTAATAGGTACAGGACAGGATACCTGCTTGAACCCAAGAAATCAAAGGAACCTTGCCAAAGCGCTGGTTGATTTCTGAGACGTTGCTCTCATCGCATACGGTTAGTTGATGTACGTTACTTCCACCAAATTGTTCTTTAGGTTGCACGCCGTATTCAAGCCACTCCCGGCGCACCTTCAGCCATGTGCAAAGTGCAGCCATGCTGTCGGCTTCGGCCATAGCTTCGCCATTAAGCCACTTGCTTACGGCTTGAGTGGTCTTATCAACCCCTAAGCTTTTCAATTTACGATGGATGTCCACGCCACGACCCCGGCTGCGTACGCCGGCGTCGTCAAGAGCTTCGTGTAGGCGCGAGCTGAAAGCTGCGCGTAATGCATTTTTATCAACCATAGGTTGAGAGTGCCACGGAGCTTGCGCAATAGTCAGTTGATGTTTAATATCAACTCCGAGTTGATAAAAGGAGGTTGCCATGTTGGACCCCGCACATTATCCGAACGCCATCGCGTTCGCTTTTGAGGCAGTAGGCGGCATTGGGGCCGCCGCCAAGGTGTGCGACAGGAGTTATCAAGCGCTGAATAAATGGCGCTTGGCAGGCTGCCTTCCGCGAACTGACTACACCGGTGAAACGAAATACGCAGTGCTGTTGGCTAAAGCCGCGCGGCAAAAGGGTAACCCGTTTGAGTCTGCCTGGTTGCTCAACGCATCCGCACCACAGAAGGTTTCTGCGTAGCATAGTCAGAAAAAAGGCGACCTAAAGGTCGCCCAGTTCCTCCCGGCACACACCACCACAGTGCTGTCGGGTCGCGATAAAGAGTTGAGGGCACACCACATGCTAACCACCTCTCTTTACCGCGCTTCCAAGGCACGGAGGCCTTGGGTTGCTGCCTTTTCCACCACAGATTAGGCAGCTGTTGCGCCAGAGGTGAGAGACGGATCACTCACCTCGGCACGGTGCCGGTTTCGATCTTGAGGATCTTGCCGGCGTTTGGGCCCTTTCAAGCCACGCGGCAAATGTAACACCACTGCACGCCGCGCGGCACTGGCAACTTATAAGGATTAATGCCATGAGCCGAATTGCTCTGAGTTGCGTTGATCGAGCACAGCGGGAAGTCCTGACGCTCGAATTGGCGCTTTACCATGCCGCACGCGATTATCCGGGTGGCGCCGCTGCAATCGCCGCCACCACCGGCCGCAATGCCACAACGCTGCAACACAAGTTGTCCCCTACGCACCCCTCGCACACGGTCAATATTCAAGAGTTTGGCGAGATCCTCGAACTGACCAAGGACCGTCGGATTCTCGATGCTGTGCACGGCCTTGTTGGCGACACGATCTGGCAGGAGCTGGCCGAGTCGTACACCAATGACATGCCCGAAACCCTTACCACTGGGATCGCGCAGTTCTTCCGGCAGGTAGCGGACCTGTCCGAAACTTGGGCCAAGCATATTGGAGACGGCAAAGTCGACGACGGCGAATTGGCTGAGATACGCCAACTGGTGTTTCGCGGCATCCAGGGTCTGTTGGGCATGTACAACCGCGCCCGCTACGTCAACCAGACTACTCGTGGGGTGGAACGTGGCTGATATTGCTGATTTTGCAAATGACCTGGTGCAGGAACGACTTGATCAGGCTTTGGCTGCTCGCGCAGCCCAGCTTTCTGCCACGACCCTGCATTCGTTGATGTTCTGTGATGAATGCGATGAGCCAATCCCGGAAGCTCGTCGGTTGGCACAGCCCGGTTGCACTCACTGTGTTGAATGCCAATCCGCATACGATCTGAGGGCTTCCCGTTATGCTCGATGAGGTAATTAATCAGTTCGCGGATTATGGCCTTGAGCCTGATCAGCCATTGGTTTTCGGCAAGCTCACTCGCTGCAAAACCACCCAGGACAAGGGCAAGGAGAAAAATGGCTGGTATGTTGTCCACGAACATCGCACCGAGAAGAACGAAACGCTGATATTCGGTAGCTTCGGTGATTGGCGATCTGGCGATACCCAAAAAATCAAAGTAAAGGCCGGACGCATGAGCCCGGAGGAGCGCGAGGTAATGCGTGCTCGACAGGAAGATGCAAAGCGGAAGGCTGTCGAAATCGCGGCCAACGCGTCCCGCCGAGCGGCCAATCGTGCATCGGCATTGTTCCAGCGCATGCCAGAAAAGGGTAAGAGCGCCTACCTGGATCGAAAGCAGATCGTAGGCTTTAAGATTCGCTATGCGCCACGTACCGGCGCATTTTTAGTGCCCATGTGCAACGTGCGCGACCAGGTCGTCGGCCTGCAGGTGATATTCCCGGCAAAGCAGGAAGACACCGGGCGTGACAAGGCCTACTGGCCCTACGGCATGTCGAAAGAGGGCGCCTTCCACTTGATCGGCCCGCACCCTGAACCAGGTGAACCGGTGCTGGTGTGTGAGGGCTACGCCACGGGCGCCAGCCTGCACATGGCGACTTCGCTGACGGTCGCCATCGCCTTCGATGCGGGCAACCTGTTGCCAGTCTCCAAGGCCATGCGCGAGCGCTTCCCGGGCTGCCCGCTGATCATCTGTCGCGATGATGACTGGAAGACCAAACGCCCAAACGGCGACCCTTGGAACCCTGGCGAAGAGAAGGCGAGTAACGCGGCGCTGATCGTTGGTGGCCAAGTGGTTGCACCGGTGTTTTCCGGCGAGCGCGAAATCAAGTGGACCGATTTCAACGACCTGCACATCGCCGAAGGATTGGAGGCAGTCCGCCGCCAGGTGCTGGCGGTGGTCAAGCCTCCTGCAGCTGGTGGTTGGAAAGACCAACTGGCCCGCACCGAAAACGGCTCTCTGATCGCGCACATGCAAAACGTCGAACTGATCCTGGGCAATGATGAACGCTGGGCCGGCGTCATCGGTTACAGCGTGTTCAGCTCCAAGATCGTCAAGCTGCGGTCCGCGCCCTTTGGCGGCGGTGCCGGCGATTGGGCCGACATTGATGACATGCGGGTAATGAAGTGGCTCGCGCAGCAGTACAACTTGCGGGTGAAGGCGTCCCATGTAATCGAAGCGGTCAGCGTTGTTGCCCACGACCATGCATTTCACCCTGTGCGCGAGTACCTGGAGAAGCTGGAATGGGACCGCGTGCCTCGGCTGGAAACCTGGCTGACCGACGTGTTGGGAGTTCAGGCCACCGAATACTCGGCCAAGGTCGGGAAGCGCTGGCCGATCTCGGCCGTTGCTCGTGTGATGCGCCCAGGCTGCAAGGCCGACTCGGTGATGATCCTCGAAGGCGGGCAGGGTGAAGGCAAGTCGACCGCCATGGGCGTTCTCGGCGGCGAGTGGTTTATGGACACGCCCTTTGCCCTCGGCGACAAGGACAGCTTCCAGGCAATTCGCGGCAAGTGGATTGTCGAACTGGGGGAGCTGGATAGTTTCAACAAGGCTGAGAGCACCAAGGCTAAGCAGTTCTTCACTGCATCCACCGACACCTACCGCGAGAGCTATGGCCGCAGAACGAACGACGTGCCACGCCAGTGTGTGTTCGTGGGTACCACCAACCAAGAGGAATACCTGAAGGACGCCACCGGCAACCGCCGTTACTGGCCAGTGTTCTGCAACAAGGTCGACTTGGAGCAACTGCGCGAGATCCGCGACCAGCTTTGGGCTGAGGCGCTGTTCTGCTTTGAGGCGGGAGATATCTGGTGGGTGACGAAGGATGAAACCCGGATGTTCACCGAAGCCCAGGACGAACGTTTTGTGGTTGATGAATGGGAAGGCCCGATTCTGACCTGGTTGGAAGAGTCGCAGATCGGCGAAACCGCCACGGGCAACGAGATCCTGAGTCAGGCCCTGAAGCTGGACTTCGGCCATTGGGGCAAGCCCGAGCAGATGCGGGTTGGGGCGATCATGCATCGACTGGGCTGGCGGAAGAAGCGTATGCCGGCGCTGGCCAAGAGTGGTGTGCGGCAGTGGGCCTACCAGAAGCCTGCGACGTGGGGGCGTGCGTCTGCATTGCAGATGTCACCAGTAGAGGAGCCTTGCTTTGATTAAGCGAATCGATGAGATGCTCAAGCTTTGGGCGCAGGATCTATACACGCCTGCGGCGGAGACCTATGGGGGATCAACTGGGGGCAACATGATTGCCATGCTGATGGAGTGTAAGGGCGAGCTGATACGTGGGACACGCGGCAGTCGGGTACTGCTGGATGAATCGGCGGATATCCAACTGATCGTGCACAAGCACTTGCCGCCTCGGCTTTCCCTGGTCGTGCTGGAGCACTACTGCAATCACGACAGCTTCCTGTCGCAGAAGATGAAGCACTGTGCGTGCAGCTCGCGGACCTACTACATGCGACTGCATGAAGCCCACGAGTTCATTCAGGGAATGCTGATGGGGAAGGCTGCATGACCCTCGGTATCACTACGTGTAAATCTGTCCTACTGTCCGGCCTTGTCCTACTGCCAATTTGTGTAGTTGGACAGACGCAGGCCACGTCACCGCTGGGCTGTCCTACTGTCCAACCTTCACCCACCCTCCGCACACATGAGCATAGCGGGCACGTAGTCGCGCCCATGGCGCGCATGCGTGCTTTTAGCTTTCTATCTATACACAAGAGAAAGTCAAATAAGGTAGGACAGTAGGGCAGAGCCCCGAATTTAGGCGCCTGTAGCTGTCCTACTTCGATTCTGAATAGTGGGACAGGTAAGACAGGGCGCCAGAAGCGATAGCCGATTGAATGCGTTGTCCCTCCGTTGCACCTGCGTCATACCTGTATTGCACCCGTATTGCGCCATGGCATTAAAACCCGCTTGCTGCCAGTAAAATCCACCTGTAAAAAGTACCCATCTTCGATAGGTGCGACCGCAAGCAGCGGGACTCACCACCACACTAAACCCGGCTAATGCGCCGGGTTTTTGCGTTTATGGGGTAGGGCGATGACGAACGAGCAGCAAGCGCTTATTGATATGCCGATCTGGATGGTGATCGTGCTGTCCCTGGTTGGCGGGATATCGGGCGAGGCATGGCGGGCAGATAAAGCAGGGGTAAGCGGCTGGTCGTTGGTTCGCCGCTTGCTCCTTCGGTCTGGTGCCTGCGTGGTCTGCGGGCTCTCCACCATGATGTTGCTGCATGCATCGGGTATGTCGGTGCTGGCAGCGGGCAGCATTGGTTGCCTCACTGCCATGGCTGGCGCCGATGTAGCGATAGGTTTGTACGAACGCTGGGCCGCCAAGCGGTTGGGCGTGTGCGATGTGCCACCCTCGGGAAGTGGGCCGGCCTGAAGTGCTGGAGGCCACGAAATACGTGGCCTGTATCAAAGTGGTGCGCCGAAAAATCGCCGGGGACCCTGGCGGTATCTGAGGGACACGGGGCATGAAACCCGCGGGAAAGCGTTAGCGGGTGGGCTGCCAGCTTACTGAAATTCAATCCATTGAAATTGAAAGGTTTCCATTGAAAAGCCGTTGGAAAGGAGGGCTTATGACGGATCCACTGTTCCTGTCTAAAAGCGCTTTCGCGGTTCGCATCGGCAGGACGCCGAGCTACATCACCTGGCTGAAAGACAACAACCGCCTGGTGCTTTCGCCGGATGGCAAGAAGGTGGACGTGCTGGCGACTGAAGCGCTGATCCTCGAAACCGCCGACCCCAGCAAGGCTGCCGTCGCGGCTCGACACCAGCAGGACCGGATCCAGCGTGACGTTTACAGTCAACTGTCCCCCCTGGTCGAGCCGACTAACACGGCTGCGCCGCAGCAGCCTACTGGCGCCAAGACCGGGCAACCTGACTTCCAGAAGGCCCGCGCGCACCGTGAGTACTACCTTGCCCAGTTGGCCGAGGCCGAGTTCCACAAGGTCCAGGGCTCGCTGGTGGATATGAAGGCGGTTACGACCGGGGCCTACAACGCCGGACGTATGCTGCGCGACCAGTTGCTCAGCATGCCCCCGCAACTGGCCCCCGAACTGGCGGCAATGACTGACCCTTGGGAAATCGAACAGCACCTGACCAAGGCACTGCGGTTGTCCCTGGAAGAGACCGAGCGCATGTCTTCGGCCGACCTTGAACGCGATCTGATCATTACAGGTTAACCCATGCAAACGGAAAAACCTGACGGCGCTGAGGTGTACCGTGAGGCGTATTTCCGTGGGCTGCGTCCAGACCCAAGCCTGTGGGTGGACGAGTGGGCCGACGAGTACATGCGCATCCCGCGTGATACCGGCGCCGCCGAGCCAGGGAAATACCGCACCGTGAGAACACCCTACGCACGCGAGCCGATGCGGTGCCTATCACCGGCTCACCCGTGCAAGCGCGTAGTGACTATGGTCGCCTCGCAGTTGATGAAAACCCAGATCGCTTTGAACTGGATCGGCGCGCTGATTCACATGGTGCCGTCGAACATCCTCACGCTGCTGCCCAGCCTGGGCTTGGCAAAGCGGGTGTCGTCGCGGATCGGCAAGACCATAAAGGCCACCCCGGTGCTGCGTGAGCGTGTGGCAGCGAGCCGCTCGCGGGACTCGCGCAACACCATGGACACTAAGGAGTTCGAAGGCGGGTCGCTGTACGTCACCACCGCCGGCTCTGCGGCCAACTTGGCCGAGCTGTCGGCACGCTACGTGTACGGTGATGAGATCGACCGCTGGGAAGTCGACGTAGGCGAAGAGGGCGACCCCATCGAGCTGGCGGAAACGCGGGGTAGTACCTTCGGCCGCAATGCAAAGTTCTATTTCTCCAGTTCGCCGACGATCAAGGGCGCCTCGCGTATCGATGATCTGTTCGAGGGCAGCGACCAGCGTTACTACTACGTACCGTGCCCGAGCTGCGGGCACATGCAAACCCTGGAGTGGGAACGGCTGCATTACTCCCAGGACTTCAGCGTGGTGCATTACGAATGCGCCGGGCCTGACTGCGATGTGTTGATCGAGGAACACCACAAAGGCGATATGCTCGCTCGTGGCGAGTGGCGTGCCCATGCCAAGGGCGATGGCGAGACGATCGGCTTCCACCTCAACGCACTGTATTCACCGCTGGGTTGGACGGGCTGGAAGTCGCTGGCGAAGCAATTCGAGAAGGCGAAAAAGGCCCAGGCCAAAGGTGACCTAGAGCCCATGCAGGTGTTCTACAACACCCGTCTGGCTAAGGTGTGGGACAGTGCGCAAGAGCAGACCAAGGCATCGGTACTGATCGAGCGAGCGCGCCGGGAAGGGTTCTCCCTAGGGGCGATGCCCGCTGCCGTGATGATGATCACGGGCGCAGTCGACGTACAGGCCGACCGCTTGGAGTTCATGGCAATGGGCTGGGGCGCCGGCATGGAGCGTTGGGTCATCGATCATAGGGTGATCGCGGGCGACCCATCGGACGAACGCACCTGGGCGGTGCTGGATGAACTACTTAAAGAGCGTTACCGGCATCCTTGCGGCGTCGGGCTGGGCATTCTCGCGGTCGCCGTCGACTCCGGCGGCCACCACACCGACGAGGTCTACCAGTTCTGCCGCGTGCGGCGCTGGCGCAACATCTTCGCCATCAAGGGCGCGAGCAAGCCCGGCAAACCGGTGATCGCTCAGCGGCCGTCCATGGTGGATGTGACCTGGAAGGGCCAGACCGAACGCGGCGGCGCCGAGCTGTGGTTTGTCGGTACCGACACCGCGAAAGACTGGATCTACAACCGCTACCCGTTCGAGTCTGGTCCCGGCGCGCTGCACTTTGCCAACGACCTGCCGGACGAGTTCTTCGCCCAGTGCGTGGCCGAACGCAAGGTCGCCAAGTACGTGCGGGGCCACAAGCGTATCGAGTGGATCAAGGGCAAGGCTGAGCGCAACGAAGCCCTCGACCTGATGGTTTATTGCTTGGCGATGGCGCACTACCTCGGCATAAATCGCTACCAGGAACACGACTGGGAGCGGGTTCGGCAGTCGCTGGCTCAGGCCGGTTTGTTCGATGAAAAGGTGGTCGCCGCCGAACGTGTCACGGTCGCCAAACAGGTTCTTACGGCATCGCAGCCTGGGCTGCAACCTACGGTCGTCCAACCGCGGCCTGCTTTTCCACCCCAACGCCGTAGCTCCGCAAGCGGCTACTTGAAGAGGCGTTGAGTCAAGAAGATAAACCTACGAGTGGGCTTATTAACTTTGCTCCA